CTCGCAGAACTTGTCGGCATCGGTTCCGCTCTTTTCCAGAAGGTCGCGAATTGTCGCTGCCTGATCGGGCGTTATGGCGCCGGGGTTATCCTCTGGCGCATTGCCGTCTGCATCTTCCTCACCAACTGCTACGTTGAAGATGCCCTTGAGCAGGTAGCGCATCCCGTAGGATGCAGCCGCGCCGGCAGCGTGGGTCTTGGTCATCACGTCGCCGCCCTTCGCACCCTTGCCGTCTGCCGGCATGTCCTTGCGATAGGTGCGGGTGAAACCGGCTTCGTGCGCCACATAGGCCAGCACACGAATGTGCTCCGCCTTCGGGCTGTCATCCTCATCGAAGCTGACGGAAAAGCCGTGCCTGGTGTAGATGGGGCGCAAGATGCTATCGAGCTTGGCGTAAGTCGCGTACTTGCTCTTGGTCTGCGGGTTGTTAGCGTCGGCGGCAATCGCCCGCATTTCGGCTTGAGCGGCCTTCATGGCCTCGTTAAAAGCCTGTTCTGCATGGCGCGACAAAGCGCGCTCCTGCATCGCGTAAAGGCGCTCCATCTTATCAACGTCAACGTTCGGGTCGCGGGCGGCGCGCTCGATGATCTGGAAGATTGCGGCGGACTCCGAAGCCGGTACCGTGGTCGGCGCTTCGATGATTTCCCGCTGCGGTTCATGCTCGACTGTCAGTGCATTGGCTACGGTGTTCATGCCGCTTTCCTTTCGTCGGCCATGTCACCGGCTACAGCGGCGACAATCAGAATTGCTTTGAGGGGATGGATTCCGGCGAGGATGAGAATGGTTTCCCATCGGGCCAGTTTTGCGCGCTGTTCCGCGCCGTCCATCTGGTAGGGGCGGGTCATGGGGCGCTCTCCGACTCGGAAACCGTATGGAGCGCGATGGATTTGCCGGCCTCGGTTACACGCAGGCGGCGAATGTTGTATCGTTCGACAAAACCAAGGCGCTCTAGAGCGGACCACGTGCCGCGCATGACGCCAGCGCGTTCACCTCCAGCCAAAAGGACTTGGCCTTTACCTGCAAAGACGCCATCGCCATTTCGATTGCGCAGCCACTTCAAGGCTGAAAGTTGGGCAGGGGTCGCGCTCATACCGGCAGCCTTTCCATTGCGCACCCGAGAAGGGTGAAGATTGCGATTGTTGCGAAGATGCGATTGGGGCTGGCTGCGAGCCAGTTCGATAAGGAGAGCATCACGCGGCCTCCCTTTCGGCCTTCGCCGCGCTACGGGCCGCAACCGCTGCATTGATGGCGTCTGCCAGCAATCGGGTAAGCTCGTGGTCGTCGGTGAACAGGGTTATCTCGTCGCCGAGAATGCCGCCGTTGTCCCTGTCGATTTTTACAATCAGGGGCGCGCCGGTGGTAGTGCCTGCTTCGGCACGGATTTTGTGCGCGTAGTGGATGCTGGTGTAGGTAGCCATCACTCATCCTCCTCGACAGGCTCAAGGCCGATATCTTCGGGAAGGCGACCGGCGCGGAGCAGTTCAAGCTCACGCTCGTTGACCCAGTAGTAGGCTTCGGAGCGGAACAGGATTTTGATCGGGCGGGCGATATTTGGGCCGAACCGGCGCACCGACACGAACACGTCGAATGAGCTTGGCTTTGAGATTGCCGACAGGGCCGAAGTCAGGTCGCTGAACGTGGTGGCGAGCGTTGCGCCATGAATGGGGGAGGTCATCACGAACGATCCTCCGCTTTGGCAGCCTTGAGAAACTTGTCTGCATTCTCAAGCCGAGCAACGATGTCGTTCAGTTGAGCGATTGTCGGCTTGGATCTCGAACCGCCAGCGGCGGCATAAGCCAGAACATCCAGCACATGCCTCACGTCGTCATGTGCTGCTGAAATCAGTGTGCCGCTGTCCATGCTCTCTCTCCAACGGGTGTGTTGTTGTTGGGGAGAATATGCACGAGATGCATATGCATTGCAAGCATTAAATGCATGTCATGCATCGAATTTTTGACAACGCCGCCGCGATGGCGGATAACAGGACGAATCAAGGGCAGCAAAAAGCCCGCGCTAGGCGGGCTGGGAAAGTCGGGATTTGGCGATGGCTCTAGACGGCAAGCGACAAGTTAAGTTCTGTCTTGCACTCACCGCATACAAGCAGCGTGTTGCGGCCCACTTCCGAGACCTTGCTTTGCAAGATCGACTTGACGCCTCGATTGTAGCACTGAGCGCATATATGATGCGGAGGCTCGGAACCCTCCATCGATTCCTACAGCCTGCGGGTGAACCTTCCCTTTTTAATCTCGTACAGGTCATAGCGCTGTTTCTCAGCTTCCCATGTTTCAAAGCGCACCAGTTCTTTTTCAAGCTCGGCTACCTTGGAAATCAGCGCCGCCTGCGCCGCCTGTGCGGCCATGATTTTTTCAGTGAGTTCTACAATCACCCCGTTCCTCACGGCGGTGTCGTTAATGTCCTTCAATCCCTTCGCCATATCGAGCATGGAATTGAACGCGCCAAGTCCCATCAAAGCCTCTGAAAACATTTCCCCTCACCAACTCCTGGACCGCTGCCGATCTAAGCGCCTTTCCCCGCTCATCACAAGCCGCTAACTCTGTTCCCATTCTGTTCTTGACATTACCAAAAGGAATTGCTTCCTATTAGGGCCTACTGAGGGCAGGCAATTGGCAATCGAATATCGACACCGCCCGCGCTATAAGTCGCGGAACCATGAAATCGTTGCAGGGCTACGAGAAGCAGCAGGGGCGGGACCGCCCGTCGATCCGAAGATGGCCGTTAAGAGGTACGCTGCACAGATTTCGACCGCGATGGCTCTGATTCATGGGGGCGATTGGATGATTGAGATAAATCACGAGATTGGTCTTGTGATGATTGTACCTCGCGGGCGCGCAGCAGGACACTGACGGCACCTACTGCAAGGTCCAGCCGATCTCCATCAATTCCGTAGGCTAAGAGAGCAGTACGCAAGCGCCGCGTGGCTTCACTGTCTTTAAGATTTGGAGGCCAGCTAATCAGATCAATTGGGGAGCATCCGAACACCTCCGCAGCGTGTTCAAGATCGTCCTGGTTGTAGGGCGTGGCCCCGCTTTCCAGTCGGCTTACCTTGGACTGCGACCAGCCTAGCTTTTCCTCAGCGTCCGTCTGGTTCGGGTAGAGCATCACGCGCCACTCTTTGAAGTAGTGCTTTGCGCGCTGTCTCTCTGGTTTCGGTTTTGGTGCCATCCTCACAGGATACAATTTGCCCTACAGCGCCAAAATGTCATGCCATGCATAAAATGCTTGACATGCATATGCATGAGATGCATTGATGGGGCATGAAGCTTGACCAGTATCTCAGCGCCCGAAAGCTAACTGACGCTGCGTTTGCGGCAATCGTTGGCATGTCTCAATCCCAAGTCAACCGGCTGCGCCGGGGGCTGTCGATGCCGTCTTGGGATGCGGTGGCCGCAATTGAACAAGCCACATCAGGCAAGGTTTCTGCAACGGACTTCATTCCCGCCCCCGCTCGCAAGGAGGATGCGCAGTGAGCCATTCAATTCGCCTGCGATTTGTCGACTGGCTTCATCGCATCGCCAATAAGATTGGAGAGGGTGTCCCTGAGGCTTTGCGCCATGACCAGGCTCATCCTGAGCCTGTGGGTAAGCAAGACTTCCCCCCGGTTGTCTCCATCCTTGGACGTGCATCCGAACGAAAGATAGACGATGCCGCTATTGTGGCGGTGTTCCGTCACCACGTCGATGAATGCCGGGACGATGCCGGTATCCTTGATGTCAATTTCGCCACCAAGCAGGCTCTTGCCGCTTGTCACAACCGCCCGGACCTCATCGCTCATAATGCCATCCCGAAATTTGAAAACCTGAAACCAGCCCCATTCTTCATGGACTGCGACGGCATCGTGCGTCCGCTGTTTTGTGAAGTCCAGTCCGCTCGCAAGGAGCAGGAGGGCGCAGCGTGAGCAGCTACCTCCACTGGCATGTGGGCATGAAGGTGGTGTGCGTCGATGCGAGCCATATCAGTGGCGTCAATTTCGTGCCTGGCGCATGGGATGCGTCGGAGGCACCAAAGGTTGGTGCCATCTATACAATTTCGCGCATCTGGGTTGACACCGAAGGATATCCCGTTTGCGAGTTCGTTGAACTTAAGCGGTCGGAGTGGTCTCATCGGTTCTATGGCAAACACGTCGGCTATTTCGTAGGCCGCTTCCGCCCGGTTGAGACCCGCAAAACTGACATCAGCGTCTTCACCGCCATGCTTCACGGCACCGACCATACGGTGGACGCATGAGCGCGAACTTCATGCCGCTCCCCGTGCTGTTTAGTTGGCTGGATGTGTATCCGGAAAGTGGCACTTTGTTCTGGCGGTATCGAGACGACCGCCACCCCCATTGGAACGCAAGGTTCTCTGGCAAACGAGCCGGGGGCGTCAACACGCAAGGGTACAGGGTCGTTCGCGTTCTCGGCGGGTTGTATAGAGAGCATCATATCGTGTGGGCCGTCGTACATGGGTGCTGGGCGAGAGAAATAGACCATATCGACGGTGACCGCCTCAACAATAAGATTTCCAATCTACGAGAGGTTACGAGGTCCGAAAACCTCAGGAATAGAGGCCTTGATAGGCGCAATACTTCCGGCGTGATTGGTGTCAGCTTCCATAAGGCCACGGGCAGATGGCGCGCTAGGCTGGGCTTAAAACCCAATCCGATTGAACTCGGAATATTCGACAGTCTGGCGGATGCAGCCGAAGCCCGACGTTTGGCAGAGATACGCTACGGCTTCCATCCCATGCATGGGCGGAGGCCTGCACATGGTGGCTAGTAAAGAAATTGTCGTTGCACCCAATCAGGAGGCGGCTGGACGAGAGCAGGGACACACCCCCGCCCAGCCATGCGCGACGAGGGACAGCGCGCAAATCAATTCGATTGATGTCGAAGAAATCAAAAAAGCCATTCGGTACGATCCGCAGACCGGCAAATTCTGGTGGCTCCCGAAGCCAATGGATTCGCCTCAAAATAGGGCGTGGAATGGGAAGAACGCGGGCAAAGAAGCGGGTACGCTTACTCACAACGGGTACGTACGCATCCGTATTCTTGGCAGACAGTTCAGGGCCCACCATTTGGCATGGTTGGTACACTACGGCGAAGAACCAGGCACATTTATTGACCACAAGAACCGCCTTCGTGCCGACAATAGAATAGAAAATCTCAGGCCAGCGACGCTTAGCCAAAATGGGGCGAATAGTGGTCTCTCCCCTCGCAATACGTCGGGGGTCAAGGGCGTGTCTTGGAACAAAGCCGCGCAAGTATGGACGGCATCTATCGTTATCGATGGGAAGAAGAAGCATCTCGGCTCTTTCCTGTCTCGTGAGCGAGCGGCGGATGCCTATCGTTTGGCCGCGCTACGTGCGTTTGGTGAATTTGCCAATCCGGTATCCGTCGAGTGCGAGCGAGAATCTCGATTGGTCGGGGGTGGCTCATGACGGACATTGTCATTGGAGGCATTTGCCCTTTCTCGAATTCGAAGCGCGGGATTGTTCGAAACCAGTCCCGAAACAGCGCCGCCTACCAGCCGCTTCGTATGCGGGCAGGTGGTAGTGACGACCGGGCCCTCAACCGGGGCGGTATTGTTGCAAACGTCAAATTCCTGCCCGCTACCCAATCCGCGCTCGGTACAGCGTTCGCGGATACCGGAGTCTTGAGCCATGCCCTCCCGGCTCGGCTCCGGTTCAAATTCGTTGGAGCCTTCACGGCGCTCCAAGCCGTCTTTCCTCGCCTCCATAGCGCGCTTCGCGTCCTGCAAGACTTTGCGTGCAATGGGGCCAAGTCGTTCCAAGTCCTTACCCTTTCCGCCCAAGCTTTGGGCCTAGCTGCCGGTGTGTACGGACAACACACTGACAGGAGAAAAATGAAATGTCCGACAATGCAGTGGAGAAATCCGACATGAGCAGCGTTGAGTTTACGCAGTACGCGCTCCGTAACCATATCGCTCCGCCGTCCATCGGTTCGGTGAAGGCTCGGCTACGGCTGGCGTCTCGTCGGCTAGGCTGGACTTATAATCGCGTCAGAGACGCTTGGTATGCCGATCCGCGCATATCCATCAGCGCTGATGAAATCAGAAAAATCGAAGAACAGACGGGACTCCGCTATGGCCGAGAAGAACTCCGCACGATCACCGAAATCATCAACCGTGCCGATGCTCTCCTGGATGGCCCGGAGGCGGATTTCTTTCGCCCGTTCGTTGATGCTGTCCGCGCGATGGCTCGCCTTGCTGATCGCTCCAGAACTTAGGGGGGAGTGATGCTGAGCACTGATGAAATTCGCAACCTGCTTTCGTACGATCCGCAGACGGGTGTTTTTGTTTGGAGGATTTCCACCTCTCCCAAAGCACAAGCTGGCGCGAATGCAGGCTGTCGATCGGGGAAATACTGGCGGATTGGGATTGGCGGCAGACCTTACCCTGCGCATCGGCTGGCTTGGCTCTATATGCACGGCGAGTTTCCCGATGGAGAAATAGACCACGTCAACGGAGACTGTCTCGATAACAGGATAGTAAATCTGAGGGCTGTTTCTCATCTCGAAAACATGAGGAATAGCCCACTTAGATCAGACAATTCGCACGGCGTTCCCGGAGTGTACCTCAACCCAAGAACGGGCCGCTGGTACGCGCAATCATGTCACGGCGGGAAAAACAAACATATCGGCAGCTTTGATAGCCTCGAAGCCGCCGCCGCAGCGCGAAGCATTTTCCAAGACGATAACGGTTACCACCAGAACCATGGCCGCACGGCTACGGCGCTTGTGCGCTTTGCTGATTCTGTTGCTGGCAAGGCTTCTGAGAAGGAATACGCGAAATGAACGCCCCTGAACCCGTCTCTCCCGGCTTACTCCGTCTTGTCATCCTCATGGCTCTGGCAACCGCTCCGCTGGCCTATCTGGCGTGGAGGGTGGTGGTTTGAACCAGGAACGCATGAGCGCTGCCGAGGCGAGGGCGCAGATTGCGCCGGCTGCCAAACCATCGAAGTACCGAAACAAGCCGGTGACGGTGAAAGGCCGGCGCTACGCCAGCAAGCGGGAAGCCATCTATTGCGAGGGCCTGATCCAGCTTGAGAAGGCCGGGAAGATTGGCGGGCTGGAGCTACAGCGCCGTTTCCAGATACTCGGCCCGAAAGGCGAACTGATCTGCGTCTACGTCGCTGATGCTGCCTTCTGGGACCATGAGCAGGACCGCTTTCGCGTCATTGATGTGAAGGGCGTCGAGACGGACGTGTTCAAGATCAAGCGCAACCTGATGCGCGCCTTCAATGGGATCGACGTGGAGGTGGTGCGTTGAGCGACCAGCACAAAGCATTTCTCGCATATCGAGACGCCAAGCATCAGGCCGAAAAGTCGATGCTGTACGAAGATGCCCAGCGCGCCGCTGACGCTTGGATTGAGTTCATCAATTGCCGGCTCCCGCCAGAGCATCAGATTGCCGTCCCGGCTCCCCTTCAAGCCCTATACAATGGGGAGACGCTTCAATGAGCGAGCGGCCATTTATGCAGCTCTATGTCTCCGACTTCCTTGGGGATACGCTGCACCTTAGCACCGAGCATATCGGGGCCTACATGCTCATGCTGATGGCCATGTGGAACGCTGGCGGTAGCCTTCCAGATGACGACGTGAAGTTGGCCAGAGTGTGCCGAATGTCGCTGAAAAAATGGCGCGCCGTTGCCGATGACATGATGCCGTTTTTCAACCGTCAGGACGGCGCCATCACCCATAATCGCCTTACAAAAGAGCTCCAAAAAAGCGAGAGTAAAAGCCAATCGAGAGCTTCCGCCGGGGCCAAGGGTGGCGCTTCTAAGTCATTGAAAGATAAAGAAACGGCTGTAGCAATTGCTACCGTTTTGCCACAGCATCTTCCAGATACCATAACCATAGAAGGAAAAGAAACACCTAGCGGTGTTTCCAAAAAACGCGGTTCACGACTTCCGGACGAATGGTCGCCTGACGAGGTATTCGCCAAGGCTGAAGGCTTGTCGGCAGGCGAAGCTGCAAGGGAGGCCGAGAAGTTCCGAGATTACTGGCGGGGTCAACCGGGCCAGCGTGGCGTGAAGCTCGATTGGCAATCCACGTGGAAGAACTGGGTTCGCAAGGCTGCTGACGATAGGCGGGGCAAGCCCAGTGCAGGGAAGCCGTCTGACTGGCGTGACGAGCCGGAATATCGGGGTGTCCTCTGATGGCCGATATCACCGAAATCAAACGCATGTTGGCAGACCGCGCGCAGGCCGTGGCGGAAATGCTCTTGCCTGGTGGCCGCAAGGATGGGCCAGAATGGCGCGCCGGCTCTGTGGGTGGTGAGAAGGGGCAATCGCTTGGTGTCCATCTCGTCGGGCCGAAGGCCGGCGTGTGGCAGGATTTCCAATCAGGCGAGGGCGGCGACCTGCTGGACCTGTGGGTAGCCTGCAAGGGCGGTACGCTTTCCGAGGCGCTGGACGCAGCAAGGGCATGGCTTGGCGTCACAAGGCCAGAACCTTACCGGGAGCCAAAGAAAGCCTTCACGCGCCCGCCGAAGCCCCAATGCACGGAAGCACAAGGCCGGGTTCTGGATTACCTCACCGAAGATCGGAACATACCGGCTCAAATCCTGAAATCGTACAAGGTCGCAGCGCAGGGCAACGATATCATTTTCCCATTCCTGCTGCCGGATGGTGTTCTAGCGCTTGCCAAGGCGAGGGAGGCCAAAGATGGGGCCAAGCCACGTCCTACCGCTGCGAATTGCGAGCCTATCCTGTTCGGGTGGCAGGCAATCCCGGCAGACGCTCGTCAGGTCATCATCACTGAAGGCGAAATCGATGCGCTGTCATGGGCGGCTTATGGGTATCCGGCCATGTCTGTCCCGTTCGGCGGCGGCAAGGGCGGGAAACAGAACTGGATCGAAAACGAGTTCGAGCGGCTGGACCGGTTCGAGAGGATTTATATTTCAACGGACATGGATCAGCCCGGAGACGAAGCCGCAGCGGAAATTGCGGCCCGTCTCGGACGCCATCGTTGCTATCGGGTTAAGTTGCCGGCCAAGGATGCGAACGAATGCCTTGTGTCGGGCATTGGCGAGTTTGCAATGGGTGAGGCGCTGCAAAGGGCGGAAGCCCTAGACCCGGAAGGATTAAAGCGAGCCAGCGATTACACCGACAAGGTTGTTCACCTGTTCTGGCCTGCCCATGAGGAACGGCAGGGATACTCTGTTCCTTACGGCAAGATATCCGACAAGCTGCATTTCCGGCCGGCAGAGATGACGCTGTGGAGCGGCGCGGCGGGGTCAGGCAAGAGCCAGATCATTTCCGACTGCATCCCTCACTGGATCAAGCAGGGCAGCCGCATTTGCCTCGCTTCACTCGAAATGAAGGGTGAGCAGACCTTGCGCCGCATGTGCAAGCAGACGGGTGGTGTGGACCGGCCAACCGGGCCGTTCATCGAACGCATACTGGATTGGCTCGACAGGGGCTTGCTGCTCTACGAGCGCGTCGGCAAGGCGGGTGTGCCGGCTTTGTTGGAAGTCTTCGACTATGCCCGCGCCAAGTACGGCTGCGACCAGTTCATCATCGACAGCCTGATGCGCCTTGGCATCGCCCAGGATGATTACAACGGGCAGGAAAAGGCAGTCTTCCAGATTGTCGACTGGACGATCCAGAACAACGTGCACCTGCATCTGGTGGCGCATTCCCGAAAGGGAGAGCGTGGGCAGGGAGCACCTGAAACCGAGGACATCAAGGGCGCAATGGAGATCGGAGCCAACGCCTTCAATATCCTGACGGTGTGGCGCAACCGTCGCCACGAGGAAGAACTAGGCGCAGCCAAGACTGAGGTCGAGCGCCACGAACTGGACCAGAAGCCCGGCGTCCTCCTGAACGTCGCCAAGCAGCGCAATGGCGACTTCGAAGGCAAGGTTGGGCTTTGGTTTAGTCAAGAGACTTACCGGTACCACTCGTCCTTCGATCGCAGCTTGTGGGATCGGCAATATATTCCCCGTGATGAAGTTAAGGAGAATGCCGCATGAATCCGACGGCTGAAGAAATCCGGGTGCTTTTGGACTACGACCCTAAAACAGGGATTTTCCGCTGGCGAGAAAGGACCGGCCGAACATCGCGATTTACGGGCGTCGTCGCTGGCTCGATGTGTCGAAGGCGAAACCGCGAATATATCGAAATTCGCCTGCCACCGCATCGGAAGCTCTTCTTGGGACATCGCTTGGCGTGGGTCTACATGACGGGACAATGGCCTGAAAACCATGTTGATCACATCGATCTAATTGGCACGAACAACGCTTGGGATAACCTTCGCGAGGCCACCAACTCCGAGAACCTGTTCAACCGTGGGAAAACTAGCCGTAACACGTCTGGCTATAAGGGCGTCTGGCTACATCGCAGGCTGGGGAAATGGTGCGCGGAGATTAAGGCGTCCGGGCATCGCCACAGACTCGGCACGTTCGAGACACCAGAACTAGCCGCAGCGGCATATGCGGAGGCCGCGAAACGCCTACATGGCGAGTTTGCGAACGTCGCATGAACCAATCCACCTATCGTTATCACTCATCATTTGACCGTGGCGTTTGGGACCGCGTGTTCCTCAATCGCGGTGAGCAGGAGGCAGCATGAGCGCGAGAAAAAGACTGGAACGTCAATTGGAATGGCGAGAAGGGGCTGCCGGGAAAAAGGCCGCCGGCCTTCGCGGCATGGCAGGGCGTATCAATCTCGAAGAACTAGCCAAGCGCCGGGGAGAGATACCGGACGACAATCGTAGCCTGACCGGGATGGTTATGGGCGATCCGATCATCAATGACCCGCGTTGCCCTTGGCGTCCTCGCGTCAACATGGAGGCGTTGTGATGGCATTCAAGCTCTGGACACGGGAACAGGATGCGCGCGTTGCTGATTTGCTCCGCGAGGGCCTGTCAGCCCGTAAGATCGGCGCTCTAATGGGTATGTCCGGCAATGCCGTCATTGGCCGCGTTCATCGCAACAAGGAATTGGCGGCGATAGGTTTTGCTCGCGCGTCTGGCTGGCCCGGACAGCGTGTTGCGGAACTCAAGAAGCGCAAGAGCCGCGCCAAGCCCGCCAGCGAACTGCGCGTTCACAAGCCTGCCCAGCCGCGCCGCCGCATCAAGGTGGTGTCGCCTTCGATCCTGTTCGAGCATGTGCCCTCAAAGCCACTTCCTGAGCCTTCATTCGTTCCGGGCGAGCGCATGACAGTCGGCAGGCCCATTCACTTGCTGGGCTTCAACGAATGCCGTTGGGCTGTGAACGACGCGGAGAAGGGCGAGATGCACCTGTTCTGCGGCGCGCCATCAGAAGGGCCGTGGTGCGAATGCCATCGTCGTAGATCAATCGGAGCGGGTACATCGAGCGAACGATACGCCCCGCGTGTTTTGCAGGCAGCAGCATGACCCCCGCCATGACGAAGATAGACCCTCGCGTGATATACCTGTCTGGCCCAATGACGGGCTTGCCAGAATATAACTATCCTCTGTTTCGCAAGGTCGCCGGCGAACTTCGAGCGGCTGGACACCGCGTCTACAATCCAGCCGAGTTTCCGCACAAGGGCGACCCGAAGGATTTCCCGATTCGCAAGGCGTTCGCCGCCTATTCAGCGTTCATCTGCCTTGAGGCCGATACCATCGTGCTTTTGCCGGGGTGGCGGGCATCCAAGGGTGTTTCAGCGGAGAAAGCCCTAGCGGAAAACTGCGGGCTTGATGTGATCGAATGGTCCGCCCTATCAGAAGACAAGGAGCAGGGGTGATGGAGAACGACTGGCTCACCGACGAACTGATGCAGCGGGCGGCGAAGGTCATTCAGGACATCGACGGCATTGCCTCTCAAGGCAGCGTCTATGTGGTCAGCAGGGCGCTCTACGAGGCAGAGAAGCGCGGACGGGAGGAAGCGGCGAAGATTGTGGAAAGCCTCGACCCGCTCATTCACGTCCCGCCGGATGATGTTCACGTAAGATTGCCGGCAGGGTATGCCGCCGCCATCCGCTCAGGGCAATAGGAGGCGGGGATGAAGTGTAAGCATCTCAGCATTTCCGACGAGGCTTACTGCAACGATGAGCCAGTCGCAGTCTTCCTGTGCATATGGCCTTCGAAGCACATAGGCACAGCGCCAGCATGGCTCAAAAAGGCTGTCGGCGGCGGTCTAATGGTCCGGCCAGAAGTCGATTGCGTCGGTTGCCCTTGCTTCGAAAAGCAGACGGAAACCGGCAACTAGCCACCACGAGGGACAGCATGAAGGCGGCAAGGACGAAAGCGGCGAAACTCAGGGCTAAGCGAGGCCGGCCAAAGAAGGACGGTGTTCGGGAGCCTAATGGCAGATTGTCACGCTCCGGTGTCGATCACAGCGTGGCGCATGTCGATCCAGTTGAAGCGAGGGCAAGACGTTTGGGCATTCCAGCATCACAGGCTATGGACCAGAAGGCAGGCAGCTTCATCGGGTATCTCAACCTGATCGGCGCACAAGACGGCCTGTCAGAGGCGCAGTACGAGGGCGCTCAACAGTACCTACAGCTTCGCCAGCGTGTTTCCCGCGCCTTGCAGTCATCAGCAGCAGTCTATGACCCAGATGCGCCGGCTGGCGACGGAACAGACTCGGAAGCCTACGAACGCTGGTGTAAGGACGTGCTTGCCGAGGACAAGACCGTCCGTAATCAGATACAGGAAGCACAGAACTACAGCCGCGACAACCTATGGGCCGCGCTCCAGTACGTGGTTATCGACGGAATGGAGTTGCACCATATGATCGGGGCGACACGGGTTCTATGCAATGTTTTTGCACGCCACTTCAAAACTGTGCGTGAGAATCGCCATGCTGCTTGACTTAGGCGCGCAAATCAGAATAACTGACGCTCATGTTACTGGGGCGCTTTGCGCCGGTAAGCCATCATCAGAGAATTCCGCGAGAGCGGATCGAGTACGGCCCGTAAGTAGGGACAGGCGAGCGGGAAACTCGTCTGCGACTGAATACGCCGGCAAGCCGTGTGACCGGTTTTCCCGACTGGCGAAGCGGTGTCCGCCTGAAAAGCGGCGTCGGAGAATCCTTGGTTCAAATCCGGGACGGGCCGCCATTCAACCGCCGTCACAAGACGGTGTAGCGAGGCGGCTGCGGGACGGAAAGTAACCCGATATGGGCCAAAGGCAGAGGCTAGCGTACCTGCCGCCCCCTAAGTCCGCCGCCTCGCATCCCATAGAGGCTAACAGGCTCAGCCTGGATATGGCTCAAGCCGGTGCAGGAGAGCGCGGCAGGCCAGTGCAGTGCGGCGATCGGTCCCGCGCTGTTTCATAGCCAGCACAGAATTAGCCGATAGCCCGAGCAGTTCGGCGCATTTGGCGTCCGAGCGGGCAAGGCCAGCCACTTTCATGTCAGCAAGCCATTGGGCGAATTGTTCTGAGGTCACGGATTAAAACCTATATGGGGTAGCCTGTTGAGGGGAGAACAGTTCACCGGCGACTTCGCCTGCCGGGTAAACGGTTTCGGCCCAATTAGCGGAATCGAACCAGTCGAAACCGGAAATATCGATTTCGTCTTCTTGCTCATAGATTACCAGTTCGGGGTCGATACCGAGTTCGTGGGCCGCAGCTAGGCGGTGCGATCCTTCCATGGCCATGTAGTAATCGCCGCAGTCGATGACACGGATCGTCGGGGCCCCCATCGCTTCCATTTCGGACTTAACCGTTTCCAACTTTTCGGCTTCCGGAGCGTGGATGGCGTAGACGGTAGGCATGTCGATCTCCTTTGTTGTTCTCAATGTATCCAACCAACTTGGATATGTCAACAGGGAAATCGAAGATAATTGGATATTTTTAGCCGCTGGTATCGAAGCGGCTTTGATTGGCTCGCCATGCGCGGGCCTTTTCATTTCCAGGCAGAGCAATGGCTGAGAACAATCTGTATTCGCTTCTTCAAAAGCCAGTTGGCATGTCTGATTCAGATTGGGCCATATTCCAACAGAAGGCTGCCGTAGAAGCGAAGTCATTCGGGCTGAAGCTAACTCCGCAGAATTCAACGCCTGCCCCTCGTCGGGAGGCCAGCAATGGCTGAGCGCGGAAGGCCTATCCTCCCACCTTTACCAAAGGATGAGGACCGCAAGGGCATCAATTGGTTTCCTATCACGGTGGTAACATCAAACTACCTCAAGGCGTTTGGAGTTGTTGATCTAGAACAGATTGAAAGAATGGGACGTAATGGCAATCTGATGCTGGTGCCGGGCATCGGCAAGAAGCGATACGCTGAGTTGGCCGCCTGTCTTGGTGTGGCAATGGGCAAGGATTGGCCGGAATGGCCATCCCGTCGCTGAGAACAGCGGATTAACAGCATGGTTGGTGTTCCCTTCGAAAAGGGCAAGAGCGGCAATCCTGGCGGAAGGCCGACAACGCTTTCATACGGTTACGGATTTTAAAATGGCAGGAAACGCAAATAGCGGCAGGCGGCAGGAAAAGCCGTTTGCGGATGCGCTGCGCATTGAAATCGCCGCGGCAGGCGAAGACCACAAGAAGCTGCGCAACATCGCCAAGGTTCTGCTCGACAAGGCGGAAGCCGGCGACATGCAGGCTATCCAAATGGTTGCGGACAGGACGGACGGGAAGCCGGCGCAGGCTGTAGATATCGACGCGACGGTTCGGTTCGAAGACTTGCTTGCTCAGCTTAAGTGAAACGGACCTTGGCGTATTCCAGCGGCTCAAGGACGAATTTGAACACTACGCGCCTCGCTGTCTGCGCATCAGGTCGAAAGACGGCTCAATTGTTCCGCTCGACCTGAATGAGGCGCAAACCTACCTGCATTCGAGGCTTGAGGCGCAGAAGGCAGAAACCGGCAAGGTTCGCGCACTGGTCCTCAAAGGACGCCAGCAGGGCATATCAACCTACGTCGGCGGGCGCTTCTATCACCGCGTTACACATAATTGGGGCCTGCGCTGCTTCATTCTCACTCATGAGCAGGACGCCACCAACAACCTGTTCGGCATGGTGGATCGCTATCATCAGCATGTGCCCACGCTTGTGAAGCCAAGCACATCGGCAGCCAACGCCAAGGAACTGTATTTCGACCGGCTGGAAAGCGGCTATGCGGTAGGCACCGCAGGGGCGAAGGCAACAGGGCGCTCTCAGACGGTGCAGTTGTTCCACGGGTCTGAGGTAGCATTCTGGCCCAACGCGCCAACGCACTTTGCTGGTGTTGTCCAGGCAATCCCCGACTTGCCGGGAACTGAAATCATCCTGGAATCCACCGCAAACGGTATGGGTGGCGAATTTCACCAGCGCTGGCAACAGGCAGAGCAGGGCATTGGCGACTACATCGCCATCTTCATCCCGTGGTTCTGGCAGCCTGAGTATCGGCGCGACGTACCGGACGGGTTTGAACTGGACGACGAGGAGCGTGGCTACATGGAAGCGCACAACCTCGAACCCGAACAGATGGTCTGGCGGCGCAACAAGATTGCCGAGTTGAAAGACCCGATGCTGTTCAAGCAGGAATATCCTGCCACGGCAGCAGAAGCCTTCCAGATGACAGGGCATGACAGCTTCATCCCGTCAGAATTGGTTCTGAGGGCCAGAAAGGCAACTGTCGAAGCATCCGGGCCGCTGGTGATTGGATATGACCCGGCTTGGAAGGGTGCCGACCGTCACTCGATGGCCTTCCGTCGCGGTCGTAAAGTCGAGAAGGTCGAAAGCCGCTCGAAGCTGGACACAATGGCGGGCGCAGGTTGGGCTAAACAGGTCATTGATACCGAGAAGCCAGCCCGCATGTTCATCGATGTGGGCGGTGTTGGTGCTGGTGTTTACGACCGCCTGTTGGAGATGGGTTACGGCGAGATTGTCCGCGCCATCAACTTCGGTTCCGCACCACTTGAGCCCCAGCCGCTAGACGAGGCAGGCAGGCCAAAGGGTGGCTATGCCAATCGCCGCGCTGAGATGTGGGGCAAATCAAAGGAATGGCTGGAAGAAGCTGGTGGCACCAGCATTCCAGACCGAGACAGTTTGCAGGTCGATGCCTGCGCTCCGGGCTACAAATACGACAGCCTGAGCCGCGTCGTTCTCGAAAGCAAAGAAGACATTCGCAAGCGCGGCCTTCGCTCCCCTGATGAGTGGGACGCGGTGGCGCTGACGTTTGCCGAGCCTGTGCATGAGCCGAGGCCTAGGCCGAAGCCTGTCACTTACGGCGCTGGAAGCTGGATGGCGTAATGGCTGACGATGATCTTCTCAAGGAAGCCAAGGACGCCTTTAGCGAGGCGGCTGATGCATCCGATCACAACCGGCAGACTGCAATCGATGACGTGCGCTTTGCCCGTCTAGGTGAGCAATGGCCGGAAGCGGTCATGAAGCAGCGCGAGAAGGAGAGGCGTCCGTGCCTCACCATCAACAAGCTGCCTGCCTTCATTCGCCAGGTCGTAAACGATGCACGACAGAACAAGCCGGCAATCAAGGTTCATCCTGCCGATAGCGGGGCCGATCCAGAGACTGCCGAGGTCATCAACGGTCTGATCCGCAACATCGAATACACATCATCGGCTGATGTTGCCTACGATACCGGCGTGGAATGCGCGGTTACTGCGGGCTTTGGCTACTGGCGTGTCGGGCTGGATTACGCCTTCGATGACAGCTTCGACATGGATATCCAGATCAAGCGCGTCATCAACCCGTTCTCGGTCTACGGCGATCCGAATTCCACCGAGGCCGATTCATCTGACTGGAACACGGCCTTTGTCGTAGATCGGCTGACCAAGGACCAGTTCGAAGCCCAATGGGGCGATAAGGCGAGGGTCGATTGGGACGATGCCAGTTGGCAGGATGAGCATTGGCGCGTCGAAAATGACGTGCTGGTGGCCGAATGGTGGAAGCGCGAGGAAATCGAACGCATCATCGTCCGCATGCAGGACGGCCAGATTTACAGCAGGGACCAGCTAAACAACGATCCTGACCTGATAGCGCTTTTACAGGCAGGCGTGTTGCAACCCAACGGCGAGCGCAGGGTCAAATCGCACAAGGTCACACAGCATTTCATGACCGGCGCGGAAATCCTTGAAAGCAAGGATTGGCCGGGGCGGTTCATCCCGATTATTCCTGTCTACGGCGACGAGTTCGATGTGCAGGGGAAGCGCTATTTCCGCTCCCTGATCCACAACGCCAAGGATGCGCAGCGGACGTTCAACTATTGGCGCACGACCGCTGCCGAGTTGATAGCGTTGGCTCCCAAGGTGCCGTTCATCGGACCAAAGGGCGCATTCGATAGCGATATTGCCCGGTGGCAGACGGCCAACACGCAAAGCCATTCGTTCCTTGAGTACGATCCTGTTCCGGCAGCGGGCAATACTCCGCCGCAGCGCCAGACACTCGATACGGGACCAGCCGCAGGAGCCTTGCAGGAGGCATTGAACGCCTCTGATGACATCAAGGCCATTGTCGGCATGTACGATGCATCCTTGGGCGCGCGTTCGAACGAAACCAGCGGCAAGGCCATCATGGCCCGCCAGCGGGAAGGGGATATTTCCACCTTCCACTTCGTAGACAACATGGCCCGCGCCATCAGGCACACCGGGCGCATCCTGATCGACCTCATCCCGCATGTGTATGACACAGAGCGCATTGTGCGTGTGATTGGCGAGGACGGCAAACAGGAAGCCAAGCAGATCAACGCGCCTTATCAGGTTCAGGACCCAAAGACCGGGCAGCCTGTCGTTGACGAGACGGGCAAGGCCATTGAGGCGCTGCACGATCTTACTGCTGGCAAGTATGACCTCACGGTCACCACCGGCCCAAGCTTCACGACGCGCAGGGAAGAAGCCGCAGCATCCATGACGGAAGCGCTCAGGGCATATCCGCAGGGCGCGCCGGTCATCGTTCCAGAGCTTGCCAAGAACCTCGATTGGCCGGGTGCCGACGACATTGCCGAGAAGCTGGAGAAGATGAATTCGGGTCAGATACCGCCCGAGATTCAGAAGCAGATTGAGCAGGGCAAGCAGCAGCTTGATACGCTGACACAGGAAAACCAGCAGTTGAAGCAGGACCAGTCGGTGGACATGGCCAAGGCGCGGGAGCAATCCAATCTCGCCCGCCAGAAGCACAATGACGACATGGCCTTGCAGCGCCAGAAGCTTCAGGACGCCTACGACCTCAAGATCATGGAAATGCAGTTGAACCATAAGGCGAAGGCCTTGGAGAACGGCGGCGTCGAAGAAGAAGGCCCGGACGGCCAGACAACGGTCAAGACCGGCACGGAAATCATCATGCAGGGCCTCGGTATGCTGGGCCAGCTTATCGTCAACCAGGGCGAGGCCAACAACGCACAGCTTGAGCAGATCGCCCGCGTTGTATCCGCCCCCAACGAACTCATCCGCGATCCGAAAACCGGTAAGGCCGCAGGGTCCAGAAAGGTTCTGCAATAATGGCAAACGCAATCTATCCGAAATACAAGGAGGCGCTGCTCAATGCCTCGGCAAACAGCGCCATCACTGGCTCAGGAACGACGGGCCTTTATGTGGCGCTGGTCGATACCGGCACCTACACCTATTCGGCCTCACACGAATTCTATTCGAGCCTTTCGGGCATTGTTGGGACCGATCAGGAAATCACCACGCCGACATTGACGAATGGTGTCGTGGATGGTGGCGATGTGACGTTCAGCGCGGTATCGGGCAACTCGGCAGAGGCCATCGTCATCTATCGCAAGAACGCTGGTGCCAACACGACATGGCGGCTGGTGGCCTATATCGACACTGGTCAGACTGGCTTGCCAGTCACGCCCAACGGCGGCTCAATAACGATTACATGGAATGCGAGCGGCATCTTCGCGCTCTAAGCCATGGCCGCAACCCTTGTTCAATCAGCGGAGGGAACATCTACAAGCGCCACGGTAACGGCGTCGTTTCCTTCGACGCCTACCAATGGCAACCTGATCGTTCTGTGTTTCGCGGCGGATGACTACAACGGGACGCCAAACACCGGCTGGACGCAATCCACCGGCATGGAACAGCAGACGTTCCACGGCGGCTATATCTGGTGGAAAGTCGCTTCCGGTGGCTCGAACTCGTTTCAGTACACCATCGGTTCGGCAACCAATTCATCATGGGTGCTGCTGGAGGTTTCCGGGCTAGATGCCGCGCCTTATGACATTTCGGCGGGGCAGTGCACCAATTCGAGTGATGGCAGCTATACGACGCCAAGCATCACGCCAACAGCGGGCGACAGACTTCTACTCGCGGCCATAGGCTCGTCCAATAACAGCGGCGACATGAGCGCCGACCTGACTGGCTGGACTAACAGTTTCACGCATATCCGGTCATCGGGGCCGGTTTCAGCATCAGGAACCCGCGACAGCATCGGCGTGGCGTCTCGCGACGTAACGGCGAACGGCTCTACAGGATATTCGACCGGGGCGAGCTTCCCGTTCACCAAGCAATCGCACTCCGGCATGATCATCGCCTTCAAGGTGGCGAGTGGTGGTGGCGGGCAGTCGATAACCGGAAGCCTGTTCACAAACTCGAACAGCTTCTATGGCGCTACAGTCGGGCGCGGCACCGTAAACATCAGCGGTGCGTTGTATAGCGACGCTGACACGTTTTATGCCGCTACGCTTGGCAAAACATACGCGATAACAGGCGCGCGTTTCGACAATTCGGCGCAATTCTACGCCGCAACGGTTGCTCCCGGCACGGTCACGATTTCCGGGGCGCTGTTTACAGATGGAGACACATTCTACGCGGCGACTGTAGGCCGTGGCGCTGTCAACATTGCAGGCTCGCTCTACACCGATCCTGACAGCTTCTATGCTGCCACGGTAGGGCAAGCCGGCGCACCACAGAACATCGACGGCGTGTTGTTCAGCAATGCCAACGCGTTCTATGGCTCGACCGTCAGCGCATCCTACACTGTCTCAGGCACGTTCTATTCGGACGCTGATTCCTTCTACGCTGCGACAGTCTCGGTCAGCTATGCAATTGCAGGTTCGCTTTACACCGACGCGGATACGTTCTTCGCGGCTTCGATCAGCCAGCCGAACACGCCGCAGACCGTCACCGGGCAGCCTTACGCCAACGATAACCAGTTTTTTGGCGGCGTGGTTGCTGGTGGCGCTTCGGCCTCAGCAACCTCATCCGGTGGCGTTGGCACCACATGGGCGCGCAAGACCCTTTCGCAGATCGAGCGG